CTGATAATTAACTAACACCAGATGGATTACGATCATTCAACGTTTGACGACCTTGACGCTCCTATGGAACGGTCATTTCTAGTCGAAATTGAAAAGATAAAACGTAAATACGAACCCATCTGTCCAGAAAATGGAAAGGTGCAAAGCACCATCCGGGACATGTCCGAAGAGCAAAAGACATTGCATTTTTTTCAAAAATACAAACTTTCTTTTATAGAAACACCTGCACAATTAAGTGTGATGTACTCTCTCTCGGTGGAAAATGTCCAAAAAATCTGTGATGACGTAAATCTACTAATAGAGCACCATGTTATATTCGGTGCCGTGAGACCTCGTTCACAGTCGTGGTTAGAAAAACACCCGCATCGTTTGAATTTTCTCGTAAGAGGACAAACTTGGGGTGCCAACCATGTACAAAAGAAAACAATTCATATGTTGTTAAATTTTGCGAAAATCAATGGAGAGCACGCTGTTGTAAAGTTCCTGAAATGGAAAACAGCTGCTTATTTCTCCCACTTTCGGTTTGAGGAACTACCTCCGAAACCTGATTTCAAGTATCCTAAAGAGATGAATTGTCTTTGGGATGCAAATGTGCTCTTAGGAGGCGTTTATCTTGAATTTACACACAGGTTAAGGAATAGTAATCCCCGAAAGTTTCTTGATTTTGTTAATTCTTCAAATTACCTTAAAAAAGGTTGTTCACCAGTCCCCATCAGCATGATTTCAAAAGCCGAGGTGGATACTCGTATCGATTTGACAGAGCCCGTTCAAATGGGGTGTCTGACTGAGTATGAGATGTTCTTTAGGAACAAGGTGAATGCTGCTCTACGGCGATCAGTAACTGAGCTGTATGAGGGAAGATGTTTCAGAGTGTCTGATATCTTCGAGCCTTTCTACCCTTCGACGAGTGCCTGTTATATATGGTCTCGTGGGAAAGGGGGTGCCGTATCCGAGCTATACGACTGTTTGACCTTTGGGAAAAGGGAAACGGGCATTGAACTTGGTGTGGAGACGTGTTCTCTCTCCGGACGTGTACCGATTAGATATGGAAAGGCTGGAATGCATGAAGAATTGTTGTATCGACAAGAGGTGCAACTCCTTGGTTATGAACCGACTGAGGATTACAAAACATTGAGATTTGACGCGACCAAATTGAAGCAAGGATGGAGGGAAGATTATTTAGAGGTCTTCCGATTAGCTAGGGACGAACGTCCTCTAGTTGCCGCAGTTGGCTTACCTGAGCCTTTAAAGGTTAGGGTGATATCCAAGGGGCCTCCACTCCTATACACCGCACTTAAACCAATCCAGAAATGGCTTTGGGGTGTGTTGAAAGAAAACAAGGTTTTCGATCTAATATCGCGACCAGTTACCGAAGAGGATGTTAATTCATTACTAGGTGAACTGAAGAACGATGAGATTGCCTTATCAGGCGATTATGTGTCAAGCACGAATAAGTTGCACTCGTGGGTTAGTGAAACCATCTTAGATCAATTAATGATCGAGATTGGTGAATCTATTAACCATGAAGCGCTGGGGGCAATATATCCGCCCAACTTTCTGAGTGATTTGAAACATTTGATGCTCAAGGCTTTGACAAAACATATTTTTGTTGAAGATGGTAAAGAGTATCCTCAAACGGAAGGCCAGTTAATGGGTTCCGTCGTATCATTCCCGATATTGTGTATAGCTAATGCTGCACTGTGTAGGCTTGCCCTTGAAGAAGCCTCATTCCCCCCACAGAAGTTTAGACTCTGTGATAGACCCTATCCTGGGTCTGGACCAATTGCACCGGTTAAGGTGAATGGTGACGACTGTCTCTTAAAGGGACATGGCCAACGTTTGAGGCCGTCGTGGGAATTTTACTGTGCGATTGCTGGCTTGCAATCTTCAGTTGGTAAAACTTACTTTTCGCATAGATTCTGTACGATCAACTCTACCATCTTCGGATGGGATGTAAGTAAAAAGAGTTGGGTCGAGGAAGGTTATGTTAACATGGGTCTTTTGATGGGACGTAAAAGGATTAACGGAGCCGGCAAGTCGAAGGACTTTGTGGGTCAAGTTGGATTACACCAGTTGGGTGAGTCCTGCCGTTATTTAAAGAAATCCTGTCCACCAGATCTATGGTTACATGTTAAGAGTAGGTTTATTTACTACAATATGAAAGAATTACAAAGGTATCCGGGTATTCCTTGGTTTCTTCCTGAGTGGTTGGGAGGTGTTGGTCTACCGATTGACAATCCTGACGAGCTAAGTATGCTCGATCGCAAATGTGCGACTCTGATCAAGAATCGTATGAATAGTGACCCAAAGTTGAAACCCTGTAAACCTAAGGATGCTGCCATGTGGAACATGCATAAACTTGTACAAAAAAGATTGAAACAATATCGTCTAGAAGAACCTCATATGAGATCTGGCTGTTATGAAAATAACACCTTCAACTTAGAAGACGAGTATAGTAATCTTTACAAGCTACTCACAGTCGATCTGCTGAATACTGAGCCTCTCGAAAATTTAATTGAGGCCGCAGACGAAGATAGTGCTCTAAGGCATGCAATGTACCATAATATGGCGGTCTATTCCAAGGCTCGTCACATGATCCAACACAATTATGTGGTTGTGGATCCAATTGAAGATGACGAGTTACCTCTTGAGAATAAAGATCTCGTAATTCCCTGTTTTCGCTCAGACTTTGATTCTGAGTTTTCCTGTCTTATTGAACCGACCCTTTGTCGGGAGACAGATGGCTACAAATACATTTAAGTATTTGTTGGTCGAGAGTCACGGTATTGTCCTGTATGTAATCAATTGAAAATTACCAGGATCTTGATGTGTAAAGCGAACTTTCGTAAAGTGAACCAGCGAATATGTATATGAGAGGCCCAAAAGGTCTTTTGTAGTAGGAGAAGGAAAACTCCATAAGACGAATACTGCGATCTGCAGGTATTCCTAGATGAGCTCTTCAAGTAAGCAACGACGTGATCGATGCGACTGAAGCTGATTTCCTAGATGTAAGGTTGTTACCAACGTAATTGCCGGTGTAAGGCCCCTTACTGCAACTCATGAATTTGAGAGGAAAGATGCTAAAAGTTTAAAACTTAGGCG